GATATCAGTAAATTAACAGGGCATGTTCCCGAGACAGTACTCACACAAATTCCTGCTGTCATGGAAAAGTTTCAAGTCAACACACCTTTGCGTCTTGCACATTTCTTGTCACAATGCGCCCATGAAAGCAATGATTTCAAGGCGGTCACCGAGAATTTAAATTACAGTGCCAAGGCGTTACAAGGAACATTCAAGAAATATTTCCCAACAGAAGCCAAAGCACTTGAATATGAGCGCAAGCCTGAAAAGATTGCGAATTGTGTGTATGCAAGTCGAATGGATAATGGCGATGAGGCATCAGGTGACGGTTATAAATATCGTGGTAGAGGATATATTCAATTGACAGGAAAAGTCAATTACAAGGCATTTGATAAAGTTGTAGACGAAGATATTGTTGCGTCACCAGAATTAGTTGCAACAAAGTACCCATTGTTATCTGCGGCATGGTATTGGAACAGTCGTGCATTAAATGTAAGTTCCGATAAGGGTGAAAGTGATGCTGTCGTGACCGAAGTTACCAAGAAAGTTAATGGTGGCACCATCGGATTAGATGATAGAATCAAGCATTTCAAAACGTTTTATTCACTCTTAAAGTAAGGAACGCACGATGAGAAAATGGTTAGGAGAATTATTCCGCGATGAACGCGGCGCAGTATCAATTAAGCCCGTGGCTGCTTTCATTTGCACAGTGTTTCTATGCGGAACAATGACAGCAAATAGTTTTTCCCATGCCGATGTTAAACCCTCTGACACATTGGTAAACGCAGTGATGTTAGTTGCGCTTGCAGGGTTGGGCGCTGACTCAGTTGACAAGTTCTCAAAGAAAGCTCCCGCAGATGCAGAGCCAGAACCTGCAAAGCCAGAACCCCTCAACGAGTAATTACATTATATGGCACTACCGTGTATGGCATGCAAGGCACCTCTTGGATTAACCTTGCAATTTATCACAAAGAATCCTGTCTGTGCATGCCCACACTGTGGTGCTGTATTTAATTTTCATGTGAGCGATGAGGTTAAGCAATCCCTAGGGAAAGCGTTGCATGATATAGATGCATTAAAAAACAAATTCAAGGGTATGGTAAAATTTGGATAACCCTGAATCTATATTATGATTTCACCACTTTTCTGAGTTATAGTAACTCACTCACAATTTTTACAGGACAATCTCATGGCTTCAGATATCGCAAATCAGTTTGCAGGACTTCCCATTGAAGACCTTATCGTTTCTCCCCTTATTGGTATGGCAAAGGGACAAGCAAAGTTGAATGATGTGACTTGGTCATACATTCAAGAAGTGGCATTCATGAAGGACGAGAACGGCAAGACCGTTGCACGTTCACTTGATGTTGAAATGAACCGTGTTGTTACGGACGGATCAACAGGTGAACAAACCATTCAAAAGTTGTACAGCAAGGTTCCTATGCTTCCATTGGTTCCTCTTCCAGCACTTGCCATCACTTCTGCCGACATTGAATTCGTCATGGAAGTCAAGACATCTGAAATGTCAAAGAGCAGTCAGGACACAGAACGTACCGCAACAGCTTCCATCTCAGGTGGTTTTTGGGGCGCATCAATGTCAGCATCAGTATCAGGTAAGGTTGCCACGCATAAGGAAAATACCCGCAGTTCAGACAACTCAGCAAAGTACAATGTAAAGGTACATGCTGAACAATTACCAGCAACAGAAGGTATGTTGAAGCTCTCTGATTATCTAACACAAATGTTAGAGCCATCATTGATTCCTTTGACCGCTGACCCCAGCAAGAAGTAATACTCCCGAAGAAAGAAGTAATACCGTAATATTATGAGGCATATATGGCAAAACTGAGCATTGAAGAATTGGTGAGTGGTTTATTAGAAGGTGCAATGGTCGCCCAAAGCATCAGCGAAAAACAACACATCAATGCGATACGTAATTACTTCAGTGAAGATGGTGTACCAAAAACTGTTTCTTTTAAGTTGGGAGAAAAGGATTTGGTAATACCGCTTTACATTCTTGCAGACCATTCATCAATCGGGCTCGATGAACTAGATATTGAATTCGAAGCCCGGTTGATATTTGGGGATGATTTTGAAGAAGTTTCCAGCTTGAAGCGGAACATGCTAGGATGCTTCAAAAAAGAAGGATTTGAGAATAACATTAAATCAATTGAAGTTGATTCAGGAAAAAGTGCTGAAGGTTCAGGAATGGCGAAAATCAAAGTGAAGTTTAAGGCTGATGAAAAACCTGAAGCAGTGTCCCGAGTTATTGATGCATATATTCAACGTTTGGATGACCCTAACGTCAGTAAAGAATAAATAGTATTACTCACACCCAGATACGTATATGAAATCTGTACTGTTAACATTACTAGCATTGCTCCTTGTGGGGAGCAGTGTTTATTACATTAAAAATGCATCTGACAAGGATGCACTTGATACGTACATCTCGGAATACAAAACATTTAAGGCACAAGCTGATTCTGCCAATCATTTTGCGGATAGTCTCAAAACGCAAATTGTCATACAGGAAAATGAAGCCAGAATTTCTATTAGCAAGTCTCATATGCTTGAAAAGCAAGTCACTGTGTTAAAGTCAAAAACTTCGGTGATGAAAGATACCCGTGATAGTTTGAGAACGACCATTGTGGATTCCACTGAAATGGCTCGCAAGATTATTCCATTGCAAGATTCCATTATTGTTCATCAAGACACTGTTATCCATAAGCAAGGTGAGCAAATCACCAATTTGATGCGAGCATTAACATTGAAAGATAGCACCATCTCACTGCTTACATTGAGCCGTGATAGTTTACAAACAATTGTTCGCAATATTCCTCCTCCACCCAAGAATCCCAACAAGATTATGGGATTCTCCTTGCCTAGTAGAACTGTTGTGGGTGCTACTGCATTTGTGGTGGGTGTTGTTGCGTCTTTCGCACTCCATAAGTGAAACATATGAAAAATCCCTGCGAATCAGGATATAAGGCGTATGGCTTTAAAATGCTTCACGGAAAGCGTGTCCCCAATTGCGTACCCATCACAGAAGAACTGGAGTGTGATGATTGCGGACAGCTTCAAGAAGAATATGATGATTGTCCTTTCCCAGAGCCGGTGGCACATGAAAAGTTGAGAAGTCTCAAACAATTCATGAACATGTTAGAATCCGCTCCAGCCTGGCAACGAAAAGCAGGGAAAAATCCTGAAGGAGGATTGAACAAGAAAGGGATTGCATCATATCGTCATGAGCATCCTGGGTCAACCTTGTCGCTTGCTGTCACCACGCCTCCTGCAAAATTGAAAGCAGGTAGTAAGGCAGCAAAGCGCCGCAAATCTTTTTGTGCAAGAATGAAAGGGATGAAACATAAATTAACGTCATCAAAAACGGCGCACGACCCAAATTCACGCATCAATAAATCCCTTAGAAAATGGAACTGTAACTAATGTTCCCCCATGTTGCCGACGTTGAGAAAACAACAGTGCAGTATCATGATGTCATGAATCCTGCTGTCTGGAACAACATGGAATTGAAGCCTGATGTGTCTGATGCGTTATTGAAAGTTGCGCGGGCATTTATTGATTCCTGGAAACTAGATATTCCTATCAAGGACATCATTCTCACAGGATCCAATGCCAATTACAATTGGACCCAGTTTAGTGATTTTGATTTGCACATCGTTGTAGATATTCATAATATTCCTACACATTATCAAGAATTTGTAGTATCATTACTGAAAAGCAAAAAGGAATTGTTTAACACACAACATCATATTCGCATCAAGGGATATAGTGTTGAGGTGTATGCACAGGATGTCAACGATGTGTTGTATGCCACAGGTGTGTACAGCCTAACGAACAAACGTTGGGTGAAAGAACCCATGTTGCTTCGTCCTGAGTTTGAACATCCTGCAATTCAAGCTCGCGCCAATGATATTCTGCAAAACATTGATAACGCCATTGACTTCAAGGATGAACCAAAATTACGTGAGTTACTTGCCCAAATAGCGCAAATACGAAAAACTGCACTTGCCGCAGGAGGAGAATTTGACACAGAAAATCTTGTGTTCAAGGTGCTTCGTAATAGTGGTGCAATACAAAAACTCCGTGATGTACTCAACACCATGTATGACCAGAATTTGACACTTGAAGAACTTGGTCATGACAATGAATGGGGGCGTCCTGAATTAACACGAAAAATGTTAGCCGTCACCCCAGGTCAGATAAACACGAAAGGACGAAACATTAAAAAGTTATGGAAAACATTCCGTGAATTCATGGAAACTGCTTCTCTTGACGAGGGGTTAACCTCTGCTGGACGATATAAGAAACGCAGAGCTATGATACATAACAGATATAAATTGATAAATGCGAGAAAAACAATCAATCGTCACATCTCAGGTATTAATCGCCTGAATAAGCGCACTCATAGCGCATCACTGCGAGCATACTATCATGATGTTCTTCGCGGAAGAAAGCGGTCCTCACTGTCATCAGGTGAAAGGTCTCGCTTAGAAACATTGTTAAAAAGAAAATATATAAAGTCCAATGTTTTTCGTAAAGGGTCTAATACAACTGCAAAATCACGACAAATTCAAGCAAAACGAGTGCATGACTAGATAGTAGAATTGTGTTTGATTATAAATAGTTGGATACACTCAATCTTTTTAATACAATGAAAACTGAAAACACCACTTTAGAAGAAGCATTTAATCTTCCCAAGCTTGAACTTTTGGTTCGCTTAGGGTTAATGCCGCTTCAAACATTGCCATATATTCGCAGAGCATTAGATAGATTACATAGTGGTATCATGCTATCACCAGATGATAGAAAAACTGTATTGTCACTAATGGACAAGTTAATGTCGTTATCATTAGATGACCCCGCAACATTTCAACGTATTCGTACAAACGTTATTCAACATAAGGTGCATACCATGGAATCTACTGTAAATGAAGCAGAATTGGATTTAAAACGCACGCCTGACGGAATGCTTGATACTTTAGCAAACAACATAAAAACAAAATTACGCGCAGGGGGACGCATCAGTGTTACTGATAAGCGTATCGCAAGTCGCGCAAAATCAGAACTTCGTCGCCGCCGGGATAATAGATTCCATAAGATGAAAGAAGGGTATGAAGAAGCGTTCAATACCGTACTAAATAGTTATGATGTTAAGAGTGTTTCAGAATTACCGCAGGAACAACTAAAAGAATTCTTTACAAAAGTAGAAATACTTTATAACTCATAAAAGGTACATATGACCATAGTTTATAGAACATTTACAGAAAAATTAGGCGGCGCTAACGTTAGCACGTTTGTTGGAAAGCACGGTGATTTGTTTTATGACCCAGAAACGAATTCCCTTCGTATTTCTGATGGACATACTCCAGGAGGCAATCCCATTCTTGCCGCTGGCGTTACCTATGATTTGTCAGCCGTTGAGCAAGACATTCTTCCTGCTGAAAATTTAACCTACAATCTTGGTAGCTTGGAAAAGCAATGGAAAACATTATATGTGGGTCTTGAAACCATTTTCATTGACGGGCATCCATTAAGTGTTCAAGCAGGAAGTAATTTCCTCACCCTTGATGGTACTGCCGTAGGAACAGGATATACAGGCTCACAAGGCGTTCAAGGATATACGGGCTCACAAGGTCCTGCTGGTGGATTTGGTGGTGCCTCGTTTAACTATCAATTCTCGACAAGTAATGCGACATCAGAACCAGCATTAGGTACAGCAAATCTTACCGATGACGATTTCACTATGGCAGAATATTTGGTCATTAGTGCCACAGATGCAGATAGTGAAAATTTAACAACCTATCTTGATACGATTGATGACTCAACATCAGGCGTGAAAGGCACGTTTAAAATTACAGATAGAAATAATATAAACAACTTTTCCATGTTTGCGATTGTAGGAACACATACCCACAATGATGGTTGGTTCATTGTTCCAATTGCATATTTGTCAGGTAAAACAACACCATATGGTGATACGGCAGATATTAGTATTTCTTTTGCGAGAACTGGTGATATTGGTAATACCGGTTATACAGGCTCACAAGGCGTTCTAGGATACACGGGTTCCGCTGGTGAAAAGGGTTATACAGGCTCACACGGCGTTCTAGGATACACGGGTTCACGAGGTTCTACTGGCGATGACGGCTCACGTGGCTTCACGGGGTCACGTGGCTACACGGGCTCACAAGGTGCTGATGGCACTGATGGCTCACGCGGCTACACGGGGTCACGTGGCTACACGGGCTCACAAGGTGCTGATGGCACTGATGGCTCACGCGGCTACACGGGAAGTGCAGGAGCAGGAACTGTTCCGGTAACGACTGCCTCAACAAATACTGCAACAAACACATCAGTCACTATTGATAGTCTAAGATTCCATCTTTCTTCAAGCTATATACCTGAAGTTGAATCTGTCGGCTCATCGCAGACTATTATCGGGTCTGGTACTATTGGCTATACAGGGTCAGGTGGAAACATTTATACCCGCGCAGTTTCAGTGACAGCAGCTAGTGTATCCACTTCGGCATTTGAAGCTATCACAACATCGCCTAGCGCACTTGCAACCACTGGTGACACGGCAATATTTACGATTACCAATACAACATCACGAAATATGTATCGGGTATCCTTTATGAAAACCGCAACAAATCAAGGCGCAGTTAGCGTTGAAACATTAATATAAATACAACGTACATCTAAAATTTAGGAGAATCACATGTCAGAATGGGGAAAAGCAGACGATAAGCAATCACGTGGAACTGTTGCTATTGCCACAAACGGAAACGTTACAGGCACATCAACATATTTCACGGATGATGCAAAAGTAGGAGATTTCATGCGTACCGATGATGGACAAGATTTTTTCATCACCTCCATCACCAGTAACACCGTTGCAACAGTATCTCCTGCTCGTAGTGGAGATGCTATCACCACCGTGTTTGCAGGAGCAGAATTCGCCCTTAGCGAAAAGCCAAAGTTCATCACCAAGGGATTCAGTAACAAGACCACTGCCGCTGAAGTGTTCGGCGTTGATGTGAATGAAATGGCTACTACGAATGGTCCTGCCCATGCAGGTTGGGTGAAGCGTAGCACAGTCGGTGACCGTGTTCGTTATGAAACATTGGTTGCCATGTCCAAGAACGGTATCACAGGCGATGCCGCAGATGATACACAGTTCGCAGATAGTAAGATTGTCATCAGCTCAGAATCAGGTGACTTCACCGCGACTGCAAATCTCGGATACAATGACCTCTTCACTGTGAATGCCTCAGTGTTAGGTGCCATTCAATCAATTACATACACGTGGCAAGAAAGTACGAATGGCGGCTCAACATGGTTTAACATTAGTGGTACCGCGTTCAAGACATATGCCACGAAGACGTTGGGCATAAACGCAGGTCATCTTGTGACAGGCGACACGGGATTGAAATTCCGTTGCGTCTTAACTGCCTCAGGATGCGCCACGGTGACATCAGCAGTGAAGACCTTAACAGTTACAGCGTAATCTATCATGGCAGATAGCAAAGTAAGTGACCTGACAGCAGCCACGTCCGTCAACTCGGCGGACGTGCTGTATCTTATCCAGGCAAGCACGGATAAGAAACTTAGCATTTCTACATTGTTGGCAAATTTGCCGGCTACACTTGCAAAATTTTCAGGCATCGTGGCGTTAGGAGGAACATATCAAACGATTACCAATGCCGGCGCTATCAATGCAACAATGACTACAACATATTTTTCAAACACGCAAGATTCAGTGTTAACCATTGCCAATGGTACATATGAGGGACAACTCAAAGTGTTAATTTTTACAAATGGCGCACATGAATCCGCAATAAATAGTAATATCGGCGCATCAAGTCTTTCATTTTCTCAATCCGGGGAAACAGCAATTCTTATGTGGTCAGTATCACAAACCAAGTGGTACATTGTGGGAGGCTCGGCAACTATAACATACTAAATCATGACAATGTTGAATGAAGATACCTTTTTGATGTACGCAGTGAAGCATTATAGAAATCCCAGCTGTACCGGGATGAAAGAGTTTCAAGATGATTTAAAGCGGTTTAAATATATCAAGCGATTGTTGCGACGATATAAAAAAACACAACAGATACCTGAAAATTTGGTTCTGAATCATATCATTTTGTTATATAATGTCTTTGGTGAGGCAACTGTTCCGTTATTGTTTTATAAAATAGAACGAGACCATTGGGTGCAACTTAAAACATTTTTAGTATTTTTGCATTACTTACCTGATAACTATCAGCTAACAGAAGAAATAACAGAATCAGATATTCCGTTAGATGCAAGTGTTATCAACAAATTACGAAAAATATGAAAACGTTCAAAGAATTTATTAACGAAGATGGCATGGGTGCAGGAGCTGTTCCTGCAAATAACGTTGCCAACTCAGGGGCAACTGCGATTGCAAAATATGACCCCATTATGAAATTTAAAATGTTTCGTAGAAAACCTGTCATCAAAGGAGTTAAAAAATGATTATAGATATTATTATTTTCGCTGTCGGCGTCGGAATTTTTTCTTACATCATCAAAGATTTGTTTTTTAAGAAAGAAAAAACATATGCTACTATCATTCCTGTTGCACAAGTGGAACCTGTTGCTGAGCCAGTTGCTAAGCCAGTTGCACCTGAGATGAAAGCAGTAACGCCAAAAAGAAAGTATGGCGGCAAAGTTAAAAAGACCAAGAGTGGAATGCTTGGTCGCAATGAGTAAATAACACATGGCAATCGACGCGGAAATTGCAGTTTTAAAGAGTGATGTTAATAGAATAACGTCACTGTTTGAAAAACTGGATACTGCCATTGAAAAAATGGGAGACACGTCCAATACCATTGCTCAGATGTTAGCCGTACATGAGGAAAAAATAAATAAAAATGAAGAAGTCGAGGAAGAATTATTTCGATTGTTAGAACAACGGCGAGGAGAAATGCAGATTGACATTAAAGAGATGCATTCCCGCATTACAACCGTGAGCCGCGAATTAGCAGACGATATCACTGACACCGAACACCGCCTCATGACCGCCTTAACATATGGATTATCCGATGTTAAGAAATGCATCACGGATGAATATAAAACAAATCGTGAGAAGCAGGAATTGCTTGAGACGCGAGTCAGCGACTTGGAAAAGTGGCGCTGGGTCATCTTGGGCGGTAGCATCATGTTCAGCGCATTTGCCCATGAAATTATAACCTTTTTATCAGCATTTCTAAGAAAATAATTCTGTAGGCTTGACATTGCACACTACATAGTGTATCTTCCATAGATAGGAGGTACACTATGTCTTATTTTATAGATGTGAAATACTTGAATATGGTTGGTCATCGCTTACCCCTGTTCAAGAAAAAGAAAACTGATTTGTGGAATTGTCGGTGCGTTATTTGTGGAGATTCATCAACAAATAAAAAGAAAGCACGTGGATATTTCTATCGGCAAAAAAATGATTTATATTACAAGTGTCATAATTGTTTAGCGAGTCAGCATTTTGGTACCTTCTTGAAGAACATGGATTCAACAACATATCAACAATATGTGTTTGAACGATACAGTAAAGGTGAAAATGGTCCTAAAGCGCATAAATCTGCTGAGACATTTATAAAATTTGAACAACCTGTATTTAAAGAAAAAAATCTGCTTGATACCATTGCCCAACGTCTTGATAGCTTGTCTGATGACAACGAGGCGGTGCAGTATTGTCTGGCACGAAACATCTCAATTGACAAATTTTCACACTTGTATTATATTCCCTCAGTGAAAGATATTGCGAAAATCGCCCCTCAGTATGCAAGTATTCAAACAAAAGAACCGCGCTTGTTACTCCCGTTTTATAATGAATCCGGTGAATTGACGGGAGTAACAATGCGTGGTCTTCGTAATGAAGCACTCAGATATATAATGATTAAGATACGTGAAGATGAACCTTTGATTTTTGGGATGAACACACTTGATAAAAATGAACCTATTACTATTGTGGAAGGTCCTATTGATAGCTTGTTTCTTTCGAATAGTCTGGCTTGTGCTGGCACAGGCTTCGGAAAACTTGAATCATTACAGCTTCCTAAAGAAAATATCACAATTGTTTTTGACAATCAGCCACGAAACACAGAGGTATGTAAAATTGTTGAAAAGTATATCAAGCTGGACTACAATGTTTGTATCTGGCCGTGTAGCATCAGCGAAAAAGATGTTAACGACATGGTGTCATCTGGAAGAAACGTACAACAAATTATTCGGGACAACACATACAAAGGACTCATGGCGCAATTGAAATTTACAGAATGGAGAAATTGTTAATGAAAGTGAAATTGATATCTCATACAGTAGCATGTGGAGAAGAAGCAGACACTCCATATGATGTAACCCAACTCATTGCCTATTGTGCGCGTGTGAGTAATCCTAGCAATCAAATGAACACGGGCACCGCGGACAAGTTGATTGAGTATTTGATTAAATGGAAGCATTGGTCGCCGTTTGAAATGGCAAACCTATGTTTAGAAATTGAAACCACCCGAGATATCGCGCGGCAAATTCTACGGCATCGGAGTTTCACATTCCAAGAATTCAGTCAGCGATATGCTGACCCTGTTAAGGAACTGGAATTTGTTACACGCGAAGTCCGATTGCAAGACACGAAGAATCGTCAGAACAGCATTCCCTCGGATGATGCTAATATGGCTGTGCAGTGGAATATTCAGCAATCCATTGTTGTTGATGCGGCAGAATCTGCATACAAGTGGGCAATTGAGCATGGAATTGCCAAGGAAGTTGCCCGTGCGGTCTTGCCCGAGGGGCTTACCATGAGTCGCATGTATGTGAACGGAACCTTAAGAAGTTGGGTTCACTATATAGAAACACGCACACACGAAAGCACACAAAAGGAACATCGGGAAATTGCAGTAGCTTGTGCCAAAGTTATTGCTGAAATCTTCCCTTTGATAAATAAATTTTCACATAATGGGGTGTCATATGCAAAGTGACGTACAGATTTTTATGGAAGCATGTGGGCAAGAAGTTCGGAGAAGCCCAAGCTACGAATTAGCGAACGAGAAGCAGGTTAATTTATATTTGGAACTTGTTCGTGAAGAATTCGAGGAGCTGAAAGCAGGACATGTGAACAAGGATATTGTTGAGGTTGCTGATGCTTGCGGAGATTTAATCTGGGTTATTCTAGGCATGTGTAACTCATTAGGTATTAACATTCATCCGGTTTGGCAAGAAATCACAACATCAAACATGAGTAAGACAGTTGACGGTACAGTTATTCGCAGAGCAGATGGAAAGATTTTAAAGCCCGACAGTTACTTCCCACCTAACATTCACAAAGCCCTCCAGCTACAGGACACTCCGAAATGAAGAAGATGGAACTTCCCGCAAAGATTTTATCCGATATCACGATATTCATGAAGTATGCAAAGTACGACAAGAAAAAAGAACGTCGTGAAAACTGGAAGGAGTTGGTAACACGCAACAAGCAAATGCACCTAGACCGGTATCCTGAGTTAAAGGATGAGATTGAGGCTGCCTATAAGTTTGTGTTTGATAAGAAAATTCTTCCCTCGATGCGTTCCTTGCAATTTGCAGGAAAGCCCATTGATATCAATAACGCACGATTATATAACTGTTGCTTTCTTCCTGTAGACCATGTGGACGCATTTAGCGAAATCATGTTTCTGTTGTTGTCAGGCACAGGGGTGGGATATTCTGTTCAACAGCATCATGTTGAGAAGCTTCCAGAAATTTCAAAGCCCGTCAAGACACGCCGCTATTTGGTTGGTGACAGCATTGAAGGATGGGCTGATGCCGTGAAGGTTATGATTACCGCATATCTCAAGGGCAAGGCACTTCCTCTGTATGATTTTAGCGATATTCGTCCCAAGGGGGCAATGCTTGTTACATCAGGCGGCAAAGCACCTGGACCTGAACCTTTAAAGGATTGCCTACATAATGTGCAAAAAATCTTGGATAGGAAGAACAATGGCGACAAGCTTACAACGCTTGAAGTTCACGATATTCTATGCTATATTGCTGATGCTGTTCTGGCTGGTGGCATTCGTCGCTCTGCCATGATTGCCTTGTTCAACATTGATGACGATGACATGCTCACCTGTAAATTTGGTAATTGGTGGGAACAAAATGCACAGCGCGGTCGTGCCAATAACTCTGCTGTGATTGTTCGTCATATGGTTGAGAAGGAGATATTTTTGGATTTGTGGAAGAAGATTGAAGCATCCGGGTCAGGCGAGCCTGGGTTTTTCTTCACCAATGATAAGGAATGGGGCATGAATCCCTGCGCGGAAATTTCGTTGCGTCCTTTCCAATTTTGTAATCTCACGACGATTCATGCGGGGGATGTTGAGACACAAGATGATTTAAATGCCCGTGCAAAAGCGGCATCGTTCATTGGAACATTACAAGCCGCATACACAAATTTTCATTATTTGAGGGATATATGGAAGAAGACAACCGAGAAGGAAGCGTTGATAGGAGTCAGCATGACGGGAATTGCTTCGGGTGCTGTATTGACCTTGGACCTGAAACTCGCGGCAAACATCGTGAAGGAGGAAAATGCCCGAGTTGCGGGGCTAATTGGAACGAACCCTGCGTCCAGATGTACTACAGTAAAACCGGAGGGCACCTCGTCATTGGTGCTCGGGACATCATCTGGCATTCACTCATGGCATAGTGAATATTACACTCGCCGTGTGCGTGTGGGCAAGAATGAGAGCATCTATAATTATTTACTTATCAACCATCCTGAATTGGTGAAGGATGAATTCTTCAAGCCAAACATTCAAGCAGTCATTGAAGTGCCTCAGAAGGCCCCTGACGGGGCAATCACACGACAAGAAAGCGCCTTAGACTTATTGCACCGTGTCAGTAAGGTATGGAAGGAATGGGTAAAACCAGGCCATCGTAAAGGCGCGAATAAGAATAATGTATCGGTCACGGTGACCATGAAGCCTGAAGAATGGGCTGATGTGGGTGAGTGGATGTGGGCGAATCGTGACAACTTCACAGCATTGTCAGTGCTTCCTTATGCTGACCATAGCTATGTGCAAGCACCTTTTGAAGATATCACGGAAGAACAATACACTGAAATGGTGAAATCATTACATGCCATCAATCTTGATGATGTCGTGGAATTAACCGATGACACTACCTTGCAGGGTGAAGTTGCCTGTGGCGGTGGTGCCTGTGAAATCGTATAGGTATGCGTCGAAGTTTGAAGGAGTTAGTTACGATTGTCGTACCGTGTAAAAATGAAGAAAATTATATTGGTCAGTTATTATCAGATATTTCTGACCAATATCATCTTCGTACTGTACGGGTGATTATTGCTGACGCACACTCCACCGATAAGACATTGGAAATTATTGACACATATCGAAATTTGTTGGACATACAAGTAATAGAAGGTGGTACAGTATCGGTAGGTAGAAACAACGGAGCCAAATTAGTTACCACTCCATATATTTTATTTCTTGATGCAGATGTTCGATTTTTCAACTATTGTATGGTGTATGATGCAGTACAATGCATCCACAACAAAAATTTAGATTTGGTAACACTTAGTCCAAAAAATTATGGAACGGAATGGCGAGCATCTATTCTATTTTATCTATTTGGGGTGTTCAATAAAGTAATGGCGAAATTTACTCCGTTCGCAGTTGGAGCATTTTTTCTCACTCGAAAGTCTGTATTTGATGCATTTGGGGGATTTCCAAACAAGTATCATACATCAGAAGATTATATACTCAGTACACAATACGATGTTAACAAATTTAAAATTGTGGATGGATATTTCGGGCAAGATGAACGCCGTTTTAAAAAACTTGGGTATTTTGGAATGTTACGATATATGATAGTAAATTTCTTCAACCGACATAACTTGGCGCATTTTGAAAAAGCTAAAGTTAATTACTGGAACTAATTATGGAAAATAACATGACATGGTGGAAATGGCTTATCGTAGATGTAGTTATTGGCTCGTGGCTATATGCAACATATATGAATTTTTTCGTATAACGTTGTATGAAACATTACAAAGCTATAATTGTATCAGATGTGCATTTGGGGACTGATGATAGCAAAGCAGCAGAGTTCCTAGAATTTTTGAATTCCCATCACACAGACATTCTCATCATCAACGGTGACTTTGTGGATGGGTGGGCGTTGGCACGGGGTGTTCGGTGGAGAAGTAAGCACACCAAAGTTATTTCGAAAGTCTTGGATATTTCTCGTAAAGTTCCTGTGGTATGGATTCGCGGCAACCATGATGAGTTTCTTCATGAGTTTATGCACATGCATCTAGGTAAATTACAAATCGCAGAGAACTATATACTAGAAATAGGTGATAAGAAATATTTTATTTTTCATGGCGATATACTTGATGTATTTGTGGCAAAGTGGAAATGGATAGCAAAATTGGGAGCAGTAGGATATGATTTTGCGTTAGCACTTAACACATGGTATAATAAATGGCGAGCGTTTCGCAGATTACCCTATTATTCCATCTCCAAAGATATCAAGCGCGGCGTCAAGGCAGCGGTTAATTACATTACAGATTTTGAAGTGAGTGCAACGAAACTAGCACGGCAACATGATTGTGCTGGCGTTATTTGTGGGCACATTCATCAACCAGAAAATCGTCAAATCGCAGGAATCCATTATTTGAATTCAGGTGATTGGGTAGAAAACTTAACAGCAATATTAATTGATACAGACAACACCATACACATTAAGGAGTTTCATTCATGATTACTGTTAAACGGTTTACTGCCTCATGGTGTGCGCCCTGTCGCATGTTGGCACCTGTTTTAAAGTCAATGGAGGTGGAGTTTCCTTCAGTGTCATTTGAGGTGATTGACACTGAAGCATCGCCAGAAGAAGCAAAGAAATATGGTGTTCGTTCCATTCCCGTTGTATTGATTCTCAGGGACAATATAGTCGTAGATACTATTGTTGGCTCAAATTCCAAAAATACATATGTGAATGCCTTGCTTTCCGTCTTACCTATTGAACAAGGAACTATCTAATGACAGACATTATTGATATTATATCGGATCCAGCTGGGCTTGCGCTGACATTTAACAAAAATCTTATTGTTACACAAAATCTTGCCATTCTAGGTGACGCGGCAATTACCGGGAACACAACTATTACCGGTAATGCTGTTGTTACCGGTAATATTACAACTGATGGTAATTTAAATGTAGGAAAAAATGCTGTGTGGGCAACTTCAATTGTGGGAATCACAAAAACATTTGATATCCCACATCCGTCAACACCTGACATGCGATTGCGATATGGGTGCTTAGAAGGACCAGAGCATGCCGTTTATCTTCGCGGCAAAACAACGAACCCCATAATAACCTTGCCTGATTATTGGGTTGACTTGGTAGACCTTGATACAATCACGATACAACTTACTGCAACAGTACATACCCAACAATTATACGTACAAGATATACGAGGTACTGAAATAAATATTTTTGGATCGAGGCTCGACCCATACTATTATTACATCATGGCCGAGCGAAAAGATGTTCCTAAATTAATAACAGAATATAATGCATAAACTACTAGTGTGTACAGCCTGCGAGGCGGAATTTAAACTCAGACATGATTTAGACCCAAATCATTATGAAATATTGTTTTGCCCATTCTGCGGTGCAGAGTTGGAGCCAGAAGAAAATTATCAATTTGACGAGGATGACAGCGAATAAATAGTCTAGTATCTTCACAAGGACTAGATTATGTGGTTGCATGAGAACGCTGAGTTCACTGAGGTTCCTGAAAATATCATTGGGTTCGTTTATCGAATCACCCATCTCGAAACAGGAAAACAATATTTTGGAAAAAAGTTATTTACTTTCGCCAAACGAAAGTCAGTCAAAGGAAAAAGCAAACGATTTCGAGTGGAATCTGACTGGCGAGGATACTATGGGAGCAACAAACAACTTCTTGATGATGTTGCTACCTATGGAGAACACGCTTTCCAACGTGAAATTTTGCATCTGTGTCGAACTAAAGGACAATGTTCTTATTTTGAAGCCAAATTACAGTTCGCCTATGGTGTCTTAGAACACCCTGAGAAATTTTATAATGATTGGATAATGTGCAAAGTCCACCGCAAACATTTAAAACTATGATATTACTTACGCTGTTATCAGCATTGTTCATTAGCTCTGTTGCCGCATGGTTCTCGATTGCGGGATTGATAGCTATTTTTCCTGGCGCAAAAATTGCGGTGGGACTCATGGGCGCGGCATTGGAACTAGGAAAGCTTGTTGCTGCCTCATGGTTATATCAATCATGGGGTTCGTCAAACAAACTCATGAAAATGTATTTCTTTAGTGCAGTGACCATACTCAGCTTGATTACAAGCATTGGTATTTTTGGGTATTTAACCCGCGCCCACGTCGAGGGGACTCAAGGGTTAAATGCGGGAGCAGAGCAGGTTGCATTGTTAGATGACCAAATTGCAATTGAAAAGCAAACCATCGTGTCGTCACGCGCCGCGTTACAACAAATGGATGCCGCAGTGAACAATCTTGTGGGCAATGAGAAAACAACAGAACGTGCATTAGCGGTTCGTACCGCACAACGCACAGAACGTGCCTCATTGACAAAAGATATTTTCGCAAGCAATAGTCATGTAGTTGAATTGGAAAAGCAAAAATCATTATTGAATAAAGACCAACGAAAGTTGGAAACAGAAGTGGGTCCCATTAAATATTTTGCTCAGTTAGTATATTCCACCGACAATCTTGAAACCATTGATAAAGCAATTCGGATGCTAATCCTCATGCTCATCTTTGTGTTTGATCCCTTGGCAATTCTATTGGTGATTGCAACAAACATGCAACTCGCAGAAAAAAAGACAACGGACACTGAAAAGATTTCACCTACAAAAAATTTAGCGAAAACTCTTGATGAAAAGCATAAATCAAAAATCATGCTGGATTTTGGAGATGCAAGCGATAATGTCACCGCATTAAAAGCAGATTGGAACCCAGGCGCATGGTTTAAAATTGTGAAGAAGCCTAAGTGATTGATTTATAACGACTTAGCGGCACTTGACACAGAGCATACATTGAAGTATATTACATGTATATACTCTACTACATGGAGGCAGTATGAAATATGATACGCAAGAAGTTAAACGGAGTCTGCGTAGCTTTGTAGCACAAGTAACATTCACCAAGAAGGATGGTAGCACCCGTGTTATGAATTGCACCTTGCGTCCTGACATTGTTCCTCCTGTTGTTACCGAGGCAACGCGGACCAAGAAGGCGAATGATGATGTATGCCCGGTCTGGGATATTGATGCTCAGGCATGGCGCTCATTTCGGTATGATGCAATCACACACATTGAGGTGAATGGTAATGGTTAATCTTCATCCAGTCCACGTGCCTGTATCGGACGCTCCTATTTTCGGAGATGAGCCCACATGGCATGATGTTCAGGTCACGCCGGAAAATTACAATCACCAGCTGGCGCTTGGATTCAATTGGCATAACTATATTGCAACAACAAAGAATTGCCGAAAATATCTTGAGGAGTGGTTGAAGGAGCATGGTACAAAGGCGGACCTTGTTCAGTGGAAGAAGGTGGCTGACAATGACATGAACACCGCTGTGTGCAAGTTGGCACGGATGAACATGCAAGGGTTGACGCTTTTGGCAAAGCATACGGCATTGTTGACCGACTATGTTGCCTCGTTGGGTCAGAAGAAGCAGTCGGCAGTTACAGCAACACCAAGCACGCCTCCTGTCAACATTCAGGACAGAATTCGTCAGCAGGTTGTGGGGACATTGTCCGACTTGGATGTTGCCATTGATAGTGCGTTTGACGGAGATGTTCCAGATGCTGACAGTCTGGCAGAAAATATTCTCACCAAGGGATTCAAGGGTCCTCAGCTAAAGCTGGTGCAAGATTATTTGGAACGCAATATTCGTGAATGGGTTGAGGCATCGTTGGGTGAGGATGAACAGCTTGCCGAGGGATATGCATATGTAGGCAAGAAGAATTTGAAAAAGATTATTGCAACATTTCAGGCGGTGCTTGATGTTGTGTCACAGCAACACACCAAGATAAAGGCGGGGCGTATTCACAAGAAGCGCCCAATGGATAAGCGCAAGATGGCAAGCAAGTTGCGGTTCATGTCTGAGTTCGCGGAATTGAATATCAAGAGTGTCGCGGCAGTTGATATCATTGGTGCCGATGCAGTCTGGGTCTATGACACAAAGAAGCGCAAGCTGGGATACTATGAGGCAGAAATCAAGGGAAGCATGTATATCAAGGGAACAAAGATTGTGGGATACAAGAACACCTGCGTGAAAACGTTACGAAAGCCTGCTGAACAGTTGATGCAGGTTCTAGCATTGAGAAAGAATCAGACAATGACCTGGATGGATAACATCAAGGCAAAGTGTGGTGCTTTGAATGGTAGAACACATGCGAATTTGATTCTCTTGCGTATTGATTGACCCTAGTGGAGGATATTTAAATTATTATCATTGATTATAGCCAAACGGCAATTAGCACATTGATGGCAGAGCTTCGTGGGCGTACTGACGCTGAAATCAGCACTCCATTGGTTCGACATATGATTGTGAACGCAATTCGCAGTTACAAAAACAAGTATGGTAATGAATTTGGGAACATTGTGATTGCCTGCGACAACAAGAAATACTGGCGCAAGAAGTTGTATCCGCATTATAAGGCAAGCCGAAAAAAGACCCGAGATGATTCAGGGTTCGATTGGAGTGCCATCTTTGAAGCGTTGAATTTAATTAAGCAAGAATTGTCTGAACATTTTCCGTATCCTGTCATTGAAGTGGACACGGCTGAGGCAGATGACATTATTGCGTCATTGGTTGTGTGGACTCAGACACACGACCTTGTGCAACAAGGACTTGATGTTGTTCCACAGCCCGTGCTTATTCTGTCGGGTGACCATGATTTCGTTCAGCTTCAACGATATCCCAATGTGAAGCAATACAGTCCTGTGCTTCGAAAGTGGGTGAAGGCGGTAGGTAATCCTGAGCATGATTTAATGGAGCATATTCTGTCAGGTGACAAGGGCGATGGCGTACCAAACTTTCTGTCACCCGACGATGTGTTTGTATCAGGTGGGCGACAAAAGCCTATCAAGAAAAAGGATTTAGAAGAATGGCGGAAATTGGATATCAGTCATTGGGATGCAACCAGCCATGCTGTGAACATCAGGCGGAATCAGCAACTCATTGATTTGCGATACATTCCTGAGGACGTTGTGGCAGGTATTATACATAGCTATGTTAATCAAAAAGATAATAAGGACAAGAGGCATCTCTTGAATTATTTCATTACACATAAGATGAAGAATCTTATGGAGAATATCACGGAGTTTTAATATGAGTCGATTAAACGCAAACATGCAATTGAATGAAAAGCTTGATTGGATTTCTGCAGGCGAGACACTTGAGGAACAAATTTCACGGGCGAAAGAGGTTGCCAAGATTGATGTCACTTTCCCTGTGTTCATGCGTATGGCAGTTGTTCAAGAAGAACGTATCGCGGGATTGCCTGAGGGAATGCCTGATGTCTATAAGCCTAAATCTGATATGCCCGATGGCATGGCAGACACGACAGCACGGCAAGAACTTCGCCGCATCAAGAATTTTCTAGCGAATGGAAGTATGCAAAAAATTCCTGCACTTCGTCGTGAGACAAATTGGATGCAAATGCTTGAGGGCATGCATTGGAAAGAAGCAAATATTTTAATTCATATCAAAGACCAACAATTGTTAAATCTTTACCCAAATCTGCGTGACATCTTGACAGCACTAGGCACACAGATTACTATTATAGAACAAGCAGAAACACCAAAAAAGAAAAAGACTAAAAAGTAGTAAGTTGACTGGCGCCATCGTCTATCGGTTAGGACGCTTGACTTTCACTCAGGTAAGATGGGTTCGATTCCCATTGGCGCTATGTTTTAATGCCCTATCGTCCAATGGCAGGACAACGGCCTTTGGAGCCGTGAATCTACGTTCGAGTCGTAGTGGGGCAACTCTGGTGAGGTATTCATTCTTTATAAGGAGCGGCGTATGTTTCAGCTATCATCTATTGTTGTAGGTTTTTTCTTTGCTATTTTCTGCGTGTCCACTTGGAAACTGTTTTTAGTAGCAGGGTCTCTTCCGTCGATTGAAGAAAAGATACAGGACAATGAGACACGATTAAATGGATTATATGACCTTTTGACGCGCGATTATGAAGAGGTAAAGCGCGAGATTGATACCAAAATTGAAAAGACGAAAAGAGAAATTGATGGCATCTACAACACCTTGGTTCAGGATGATAGTGAAATCTTGCGTCAGATGAATGGGAAGATTGATGCCCTTCAGGAAGATTTGGATAACCTCTATGTCACGGATAAAAATCAGAATCTTGAAGAAATTGATTATCTTTATAGCCGTGTGGATGACCTGAATAGCGAGATAAATTCTCTACATGACCGTTTGGATGCGCTTGACCAAGCCTGGTACCACGATGAGTTGTCTGGTAATCCCGAACAAGTGTAAAGTAGTGTCGGGGGCGTAAGCTAACGGGAAACTGGTGCCTTTGCAAGGCACACTTGTGGGTTCGATTCCCACCGCCTCCATTGGGTAATTAGCTCAGTTGGTTAGAGTCCTCGGTTTACATCCGAGTTGTCGGGGGTTCGAGTCCCTCATTACCCATGTTGCTCCTGTGGTGGAATGGTATACACGGCTTCGTGGTGGAACTGGCAGACACACTGGCTTCAAACTCCAGCGCGTAAAGCATGAGGGTTCAACTCCCTCCGAAGCCATTTATGTAGTAGGACAGGTTGTAGCAAAAAGTTTTTTATGGAAGTAATCCGGCTGGATGAGGACACCGACTTGAAATCGGCTGGGCTGAAAGGCTTTGGGGGTTCGAGTCCCTCTGCTTCCGTGGTTCATTGTAGTAGTCTTGATTTTTATAAATACTCTTGTCATCTTCAGGAGTAAATATGAATAATTGTTCGTTTTGTAAAAAAGATTGTACAAATCCAGGTGGGTTGGGGGCACATACTCCTTATTGTCATCTCAATCCACAAAGAAAAAAAAGACCATGGTCAGGTGGGTGTGCAAAAAAAGGTTCTATACCATGGAATATTGGAACAAAGGGTCTTACAGGTGGCTGGAATAAAGGTATAAAGGGGTCAACCACTGGAAAAGCCGGGAGTCCTGAAAAGGAGATATTACGAAAACAAAGAATAAGTGCATCAATGAAAAAAAACGATAAGTGTGGCGGAAAAAGACACGCATCGGGAAGAGGAAAAAAAGGATGGTACAAAGGATTTTTTTGTGATAGCTCCTATGAACTTGCATACGTTATATTCTGTTTAGAACATAACAAAAAAATAGAAAGATGCACACAATCTTTACCATATTTTTGGGAAGGAACCCCAAGAAATTATTTACCAGATTTTATTGTAGATGGGAAAATAGTAGAAATAAAAGGTTACAAATCTCCTCAATGGAATGCAAAACAAAACGCATATCCTAATATTTCTGTTCTTTATCAAAAAGACTTGAAGGATGTTTTTGAATATGTCCAAAATAAATATGGAAAAGATTATATCAGATTGTATGAAACCACCGTGAGTTCGAATCTCACCCTGTCCGTTGCTGTTTGATAATTGAAATACGCGCTAGTGGCGGAATTGGCAGACGCACTTGCCTTAGGAGCAAGCGATGAAAATCTTAGGGGTTCAAGTCCCTTCTGGCGCACTTGACAACGGAAGTACACCAATGTATATTACATGAGTACTGCTCCGATGGTGAAATCGGTAAACACAAGGGACTTAAAATCCCTCGCCAAAAGCTTGTCGGTTCGAGTCCGACTCGGAGCATAGTGTTAACGCCCTTATAACTCAATTGGTAGAGTAGCTGGCTTTTAACCAGTAAGTTGTAGGTTCGAGTCCTACTGGGGGCATGTAGTACGATGAGCGAAGGAATCCGGACAGGCATAATTCTGCACACTGATTCATACGCTAGTAGCTCATCGGTCAGAGCAGACGCCTTATAAGCGTCCGGTAGGTGGTTCAATTCCACCCTAGCGTATTTGCAGGAGTAACTCAATTGGCAGAGTCCTCGCCTTCCAAGCAAGTGGTTGCGGGTTCGAGTCCCGTCTCCTGCTCTTAACGTCATGGAGGTTTTTATGGTGTATTCAACATGTGAAAGTTGTGGTCATATCCAGAAAGGATTGGCTCCCCCGTGCGAGAAGTGTCAGGGGATGCAGATGAAAACGATAACGAGGTCGTAGTAAAGTTGCTGGTGTCGCATAGTGGCAATTGCCCCAGATTTGTAATCTGGTCTCGCAAGAGTTCGTGGGTTCGAGTCCCACCACCAGCTTTACGCGAATGTAGCTCAGTTGGTAGAGCGCAACCTTGCCAAGGTTGATGTCGTGGGTTCAAGTCCCATCATTCGCTCTTGCAGGACGAGTGGGCATACATTCGTTACACTATGGTAGGGAGCTTGATGCTCAACATGCCGGTCAAGCTTAACGCCATTGTAGCTCAGTTGGTAGAGCACTGCCCTGAAGAGGCAGGTGTCGGGGGTTCGACTCCCTCCGATGGCATTCGCAATATAAAGAATACCATATTCCCAAGTAGTTCAATTATATTTTTCAAGAGGATATTATGAGAGCATTTAATGATAACATCGTGGTAACAGTTGATGAAACAAAGACAGGTCCCAAGACAACGGCAGGTGGATTGTACATTCCAGAATCTGCTATGCAGGAAGATGGACAAATTTTGTCAGGCACCGTGTTCTCAATAGGCGAGATTCCATTGGCATCAGGTGAGTATCGGTTTCCTTCGGTTCATGTGGGTAATGTTATTTGGTTTGCAAAGTTTAAGGCATCGAAGATAGTGGAAGATGGTGTCACTTATCACATTGTTCCTGAATCAGCAATTCTCGCTATTAAGTAACACAAATTTATCATACACAGGAGAATATTATGGCAAAGACAAAGACAGCAAAGAAGGCATCCAAGTTGGCAAAGGTGAAGCCAGAACTTCAAACAGTTTTAGACACCACCGATGTCACGGAAGCATTTAGTTCCGTTTTGGAGTCATACCAAAACAATCCCACGCTTATTGCATTTCGAGATATGGTGGATAACTTGATTGCAACTCATGGTCCCACTGCGGAACTTGTATTCAGTCATGATTCGTATGATGTTGATTGCGTATTAGAATGGTTTGTTGAATTTACACGGGATGAAACTCCTGAGGAAATGAAGTCACGCCTGCAGGCAGAAAAGAAACTACGTGATAATGACAAAAAGTATGAGGCGCAGGAACTTCGTTATGAGAAGAAAGAATATCTCCGCTTGAAGAAGAAGTTCGAAGGAAAGTAATACAGGTATTCCCAAGTAGCTCAGTTGGTAGAGCTGGTGACTGTTAATCACCCTGTCGGGGGTTCGAGTCCCTCCTTGGGAGCTGTAACGCCGTGAGAATGTCTTCCTACCATGTACGTCTGGTGTAGGTATAGTCACCTCACTCTTCACCGCCAGTTGAGGAAAGCGCACGGAGTCATGACCCGAACTGGCATTTGGGGTGGTAGCATAATTGGTTAATGCCCCGCACTGTCACTGCGGAGATTGCGGGTTCGAGCCCCGTCCATCCCGTTTCTCTTTCTGTAGGAGTGTTACTATGCTATCAGGATTACTATTAGTGGTGATGTGTGTGATTGGATACAAATTAGATAAGATGGATGAAAAACTGAATATCATTATTAAAGAACTTCGTATTGATGGCTGGGCAATAAAGTAAGCATTGGGGTGTAGCTCAATTGGCAGAGCATCGCACTGTTAATGCGACGGTTGGTGGTTCGAGTCCACCCGCCCCAGTTGGGAGTGTCGCCTAGCGGCAATGGCAGGAGACTGTAAATCTCCCGGTGTAAACCTACGATGGTTCGAGTCCATCCACTCCCACTATACACCAGTAGCTCAGTTGGTTAGAGCACACGCCTGATAAGCGTGAGGTCAATGGTTCAACTCCATTCTGGTGTATCCCATGTATTGACAAATATGGCACACTGTAGTATATTACAGTATAACTTCAAGTGAGGATATATGCCACATCAGGTTGGTTATTGCTGTATCAATACGACATTGGGCAAGCAAAAAATCATGACGGGCAGAACCATGCGCCAAGCCTCGTTTCTTGAGGATACCCATCTGGTACGCACCTCTTTGCTGGCGTTGCAAAATGTACAAGATTTGGTAAAAATATTGCGCTGGAATGCGGAACACCATGTCAAGGTGTATCGTATTGGCAGTAACATCTTTCCTTGGAATTCAGAATATCACCTCACGGATTTGCCTGACATTTCAAAAATTCTTGAGGTGATGAAACAGGCAGGTGAGGTGATTCAAGCATCAGGACAACGTGTGTCATTTCATCCTGACCATTTTGTTAAGCTAGGTACGGTGAAGGACGATGTAGCGCGCCGTTCCATTCATGATTTAAATCACCACGATGAATTAATGACCATGCTTCAACTACCCACCAATCATTATTATCCGTTAAACATTCATGTTGGCATGAATTACAGTAAGGATGTCATTCAGCGATTCATTGAACGATTCGACATGCTCAAGGATACAACCCGCCAGCGGCTCGTTGTGGAAAATGATGACAAGGCAAACTCCTTCTCAGTAAGACAGTTGTACGAGGACATTTATTCACATATCAAAACACCCATCACGTTTGATTATTTTCATCATACATTTCATCCTGACATGCTAACATCAGCAGATGCCGCGCGTTTGGCGGCGTCAACATGGGATTGTACACCGTTGTTTCATTACAGCGAGAGCAAGAATTTAAATGAGCACCTATCAGGAAATGCTCGCGCCCATGCGGATTATGTATTTCAACCTATCGACGATTACAATCTACATATTGACATTGATTTAGAAGCAAAGGCAAAAGAAAAGGCGCTGTTTAAATATTGGGAACTGTCATGAACGGTATTCGAAGAAAAAACTATCTATTCAAGTATTTGCATGTCCATGTTGGAAATTCATTGGGCGATGTGATTGTATGCACAGGCATCATTCATCACTTGGCAAAGAGCACGGAAACGTTGATTCTGGACACTAATCCATTCTATAAAGAATCCTTGATGTGTTTGTTCAGTGACTTCCCAAATATTCTGCCGCTCACGAAAACGGAGTATGCTATTTTCAAGCAGGACAAGGGACCCATTGAAGAAATTGTTGCTCCCAGTGCATCCTCCATGCCGATTGTATTTCCTAACGGTGAAAAGGGGTCTGCTCCTTTTGCATGGGAACGTCAGCATTATGAGAACTTTGATTTACCCTTTTCTACCCGCTACACGCAGTTTCACATGCCTAGGCACATTCCCAATGCCCACGCGCTCTATGAGACACTCACGGAAGGGGAAGAGAATTACATTGTAACGAATCGCTTTATGGGTGTTGAGTTAAACTATGCCAATTACTTTATTGACCGCTGGAACCCGCATAAGTATAAGGTGATTGACATCACGCCCCACATGACCACGAACGTTTTTGATTTTGTTGAGTTGTTTAGACATGCCAAGCAGATTCATGTGGTGCCAACCAGCATCCATCAATTAGTCGATAGCATGGTCAATGATATCTCCGGAGAATTGTTTTTCCATAACATTCGTGCAAATTTTTGGAGTCCTGTGAATTGTCAATTTAATGAATATCGTTGGAAAATCATTAACTATTTGGATAAGATATGACACAACTCTGCACACTTCCTGAAAAAATCTTTGAACCCTACAATATTGAGAATTTTGTTGAGACAGGGTGCTGGATTGGAGAAGGCATTAAATATGCATCCCACCTCGGTATTCGCAACATTTTTAGTTGTGATATTGATGAGCATGCCGTACTAGTATCTCGGCAGGTGGTACCTGACTCACACATTTATCATGCGGATAGCAAAGAATTTCTACGAACCGTATTACCTACCCTTCGTGGAATTACAATGTTTTGGTTAGATGCTCACTTTCCCAATGAACCATGGTCACAAGGATTTATTGATAGTGCGGCACAGCAGTTAGACTTGCCAGAAAAAAAGAAAATTGATATTCATGAGGACTATGAATTTCCCTTGTTCGATGAGATAGCTCTTATCAAAGAATTGAAATACAATTACACACAAGATATTTTCTTCTGCGATGATGTGCGTGTTTTCTATGATGAACAGAATCCTATGTTTCAGCCTGAGACACCTAGAGAACATCGAGTGTACAATCGCTGGAAAGAATTCACCAATGTATTATCCAAGACACACCGCCTTGAAGTCATCATGATAGGAGAAGGCGTTGGTATGTGGGTTCCGAAGTGACAGAAGATGAAATAGAAAAGTTCGCCCCTATCGTCTAATGGATAAGATAACGCTCTTCTAAAGCGTCTATGTAGGTTCGACTCCTGCTAGGGGCATGGACAGTTGGCTGAGTGGTCTAAAGCAGCCGATTACTAATCGGCAGGAGTGAAAGCTTCCGTGGGTTCGAATCCTACACTGTCCGTGCATTAACGATTATATATAGTCATAACGGAAAATAGCTCAATTGGTAGAGCACACGCTTTGGGAGCGTGGGGTTGCAGGTTCAAGTCCTGTTTTTCCGACTAACATTTAACAGCAGAGGGAGTATGCATAAAATTATCAACTATATTATAAATATTCCGAGAAAACAAAAAGTCATGGCATTCAAAGCGGTGTTATTCTTCGCGCTTATGCTGTGTGGTTTCTATTGGTATAAGATTGAAGTGACTAAAGAAAATGTTATAGAGTTTTTTCAAGGCGGTGACATTCAAAGGTCACTTCGGGATTAATACATCGGGCATGTGGTGAAGTGGTCTAACACAGTGGTCTGCAAAACCTCGATTCGTCGGTTCAAATCCGACCATGCCCTTTAGGTCCATGGCTCAATTGGTAGAGCATCGGTCTCCAAAACCGAGGGTTGGGGGTTCGACTCCCTCTGGGCCTGTTCCGAGAAATACTCGGAGATTCAACAATTTCAAAGGAGTGATTATGTCCAAGTTTTTCCTTGCAGTCGTTGTTGTAACACTTTCAGCTTGCGCTCCCAAGGGTGCCGCTGAAATACAGGAAGATGTGAAGCCCGCTGCCCCTGCCGCTGCCGCTCCTGCTGATACCACAGCAACTACATGTGACATCGCTACCAAGAAGTGTGAGGCTGTTGCCAAGTAAGTTTCCTTAAATATGCGAGACTAATATATTATGAAAAAGAAAAAGATTAATTATTCTGAAGTGATTGAATACATCAATAAGCAAACACCTGAGACTCGCATATATCTGGGTGCCGACTCTGAGCGGTATCGAAAGAATGGGAAATGGATGGCAGATTACACCCTGGCAGTTGTCGTGCATATTGACGGCTGCCACGGGTGTAAAATCTTCGGTGAGATTCAAACAGAGATTGACTATGACCAGAAACAAGAACGTCCTGTTATTCGTCTTATGACTGAAGTGTATAAGGTTGCCGATTTATATTTGAAACTTGCTGATGCGCTTGTGGATAGACATGTAGAAATTCACTTAGACATTAATCCCGAAGAAGAACATGCTAGTAATGCTGTTGTACAGCAAGCAATTGGATACATCAAGGGTGTCTGTCAGCTTACTCCACAAATCAAGCCTGAAGCGTTTGCAGCCTCGTATGCCGCAGATAGACTCAAGGAAGTGTTAATTTCGCAATACATCTAGTATAAATAGTAGCACAACAGACCCTATGATTTCTACTTCGTTATGTAAAAATCATAGGGTTTCCCTTATCTAGGAGTCTGAAATGTTATCAAACATCATAAGTCTTGTTATGGTGAGTATGCTAAACATTATGCCCTTGAGCGCAACCAAACAAATGTTTGTTGAAAAGGTGGAAAACCAAGTGCAAATTGGTGCTCTTGCAGGTAGCAGAAATCTTGAATTTGGTGTGAAAAATATCCTTGAAGAAGCATTACTTGAAAAAGACTATGAATTAAAGCCTGATGCCGCATTACATCTCAAGGTGGAAATCATATATCTTGATGTGTTAAATACAAAAAAGAATATTTCTGTGTTTCATAGCAGTGATGAAGCAGTTGTTATTCGTATGAAAGGCACCTTATATCTGAATGGGAAGAAAATCAAGGACACGTTTGTTGAAGAATCATCCTCGGAAATTTCCATGAGTACATTAATTATTGATAATGGCGGTAAATTTAACCAAACAAGTTTAAGTAATGCACTGAAAAAAGCCAGTGTTGCACTTGTCAATAAACTCACGGAGTAAGCAATGAAAAAAGTTTTTGCGTTATTGTTTGTGCCATTCATGCTGGCGCGAGCACAGTATCCCGTTTACACATTTTATCCTCAAGCCATCACACAGAACATTCATGGTGGGGCGATACAAAAGAATGATACTGTTCAGGTGACCATTAAGGTGAATGCCAATGGCAGTACGTTGCGCTCCACCTATTTTGATTTTCAACATCAATACACCGCTATTTCATTAATTGATGTGACGATGGCAGCAGCAGGTGCTCAGGGGTCTGCGCTTCCTACAGGAACCAGTACAAGTGTGCAGAATTATTTCTATCAGAATTGCAAATTGAATAGAAGCACCCAGAACACCACGACAAGTAGCTGGACCAATTATCAAAATGCCAATTACACCTGTAATGCAAACACCGCCCCGAACGATGCCATTAATCGTATCATGGCAACTGTATCAGGTAATAGCAATTTGGGTAATGGTGATTACATGTATTTGCGCTTTAGAATTACCAACATTACGGCAGGATTCCCGTATGATTCCATTCGCATGAATTTCGCGGCAGGATATCAAAGTAATGGTAATCAACAGACCTCAACTCTCGGTGAGCCCCACGCTTCATGGGTGCAACTTGCGGCAGGGGCAAACAACCTCATAACAGGAAACATTGCACTCCCCGCAAACTTAACCGTGTTGCCCAAAGTTATGATGCTGGATAGTTTAACCAACGCATTTGTAGCAAGCACCTCGTTAACCAGCGAAGGCAATTTCGGATTCAGTACGGAGCTACAACCCAACACAAAATATAAAATGTATTTGGTGTGGACTGCTGATAGTTTAGCAAAGCTCTCGACCCAAGCCACGACACTCTCTGACTACACAATGGCATTTCAAGAATTTCTGTCACAGAATCTTGATAAGACCTATAAGAACAACAATTTAACTCGTGGTGTTCGCTACAAGGCAGCGGATGTGACTCTTGATGGTGTGTTTGACGGTAGTGATGTGCAACTCTTATTCAACGCAGTCACCGGGCTTGATACTATACTCGCGCCCCCAAGTGGTGCAACATCCTCATGGGATTACCCCAGTGTATATCTGCTTCCTGTCGCAGTGTTTGATAGTCTTAGCGCAGACAAGTGGAACAATACAGTGACATCTTGGCCCAATCATTACGGACTCACAACGTCAAATTCCACGCAGACCATCAATTTAAAATACTTGTTGTTAGGTGACCCAAACTTATCCATGTCCTCACCCTTGAGTGCAGGATATAATTTACGGATGGCAAACCTCAGTACAGCAACACCTTCCATTGATGTAAATCTTGCTAACACGATTGTCACCAATAATCAAATCACCATTCCCTTTGCTGTTGATACCAAGGGTGTGTCTGTCACGGGGCTACAATTTGAAATCACCTATGACGCCACGAAGGTGAAGTTTGACCGTCTTGACATAAACACTCCAAGTTGGATATCCTTCGTGAACAATGGCGTGGGACATATTAAATTTGGAGCGTTCGACAAGGATTTAAAAGTTGCCATCACAGGAAAGGTGACACCGTTCAACATGGTGTTCTCTGCAATTGGAAGCGGCGTTGATATGAATTCTCAGGTAAGTATTAGTCCCATCATGGATGCATCAGACAGTAAAGGAAATCACGTTAATATCAATCTCAATACACCGATTATCAAATTAATCGGCGCCAACAATTTTCGGAAACCATAAATGAAAAAACTTCTCGTTTTCTCCACAATTTTCATTATGAGTTGCACAGTTGATAATCATCCCATGGCACCCCAAGTGATTATCAATGACATGACATTGGGTGCAAAATCCATGTCCACCGTTATTGCAAGCATTTCAGAGAAAGTAACAACAGGAAAAGTAACAATCACCATGACGGTGACACCTGGTGCCATGTATAGCTTACAGTTAACCGACATGCAAAATAAAGTGATAAATAATGAAGGATTCACAGCAAACACAATCACGCTCGTAAAGTTATTGGATTACACAAATGTTCCCACCGGGACATATGATTTAACACTTATGGACACAAGTGGGAACAGCAGTAAGATTCCCGTCATCATTCAACGCTAGGAGACACCATGTCTGAAGAAAAGAAAGAAGAAAGCGCAATGTCAGGCTTGAAGAAAGCAATCATTAGTGCTATTACATTACTTGTCACCACACTTGCGGGATTGCTTGTGACGAAAGTTGCTGGAGGAGAAAAGAAAGAAGCTGCTCCTGCTCCTGCCGCCGCCGCCGTCGCGCCAAGCATCATCATTAATAATAGTCAATCAAATAGTGGCGGCGGTGCAGCACCTGCTAAAAAACTAGAGGAGAAGAAAGATGGCTGGACGAAAAAAGAACCCAAGTGGTAGCAAGAATTCGCTTCTAATAGGAGTATCACACGTATGAAGAAATTCTTAATGTTGTTGGTTACACCCCTTGTGCTTCATGCCCAAGTGGTAGGTTCAACGAAAACCGAAGATTACAAAGCATCTTTTGAAAAGAAGATTAGCATTGATAGTTTGATGGATTACAACGGACCGAAGATTCCTATACAGCTCTTGAATGTAGGTATTGGCGAAGATGTCTTTGCCTCATATCCTGAACTCAAGGATAAGCGTGTGGGTTTAGGTGTAACCAACATCATTGTAGAATTTCTTGAAGAAACAAATCGCTTCACGTTCACCGAAGATAAAACAGAAATCAAGAACAGAATGGTGAAGCAGTTTCAAGCTTCCCAGTCAGGATTCACGAAGGATAAGCTGGACGGGGCAGGAAAGATTCGCTTGGCCCATTACTTTGTATATGCGGAAGTGTATGATTTCTCTGTCTCCGAAGACGAGACCATTAATATGAAAGATGGTGTCAAGAATAAAGTTGTCACACGATTAGGATTACAAATTAAGTTTGTTGATGCAGAAACAGGCGAGTATTTCACAGGGTCTGGGTTGGGCGAAGCCAAGACCGTGCGTGAATTAACGCTGATGAATGATGCAAATTTCAGTGAGGTGAAGTTTAACCAAAGCACCATTGGTACAACGACAAAGAAAGCGTTGGAAGATGCGGCTGCGAAAATCTTAACACGTATGGTTAAGAAGGGACTATTCAAAAAATGAAAAAATTCTTAATGCTGTTTGTTGCAGTATCGTCAATACAGGCACAAGATACGGTACGAGTGAAGCATGACAACTATATCTCCGTCTATTCCAAGTCGAAGCATTATCCCCTCATGGTCGAGTGGTGGGATACAAAAGACAAGGTGGCATGTAAAAATCAACTCACACGTATTGATAAGTTTGCGCCCGATCCCTTGGCATTAAAGGACAGTGATTTAGGAAAGGATTATGTGGGCTCTGGATTAGACCGAGGACACATGAGTCCTGCCGCTGACAATGAATGTTCTGGAAAGAAAGTCTTGGAAGAAGCCTTCTACTTCACCAACATGGTGCCCCAATACCACTCGTTAAATGCGGGGGATTGGAAATCCGTAGAAACGTTTTGCCGACAACTGGCAACTCAATACGATTCCGTCCATATCTGGGCGGGTGCAGTGGGTGATGCCGAGCACATCAAGGGATTGGTCATCCCTACGAAAAATTGGAAAGTCATGTATGTTCCTAAAACACAGACTTGGTATGCGTATATCTTTGAAAACACGAAGGCGAAACCTGTTGGGGTTCTGCCTCACGTGGTAACAGTAGAGGCTGTTACAAAACTTACCCAATTCAAATTTAAATGAAAAAACTCCTTAGCACAACCGTATTATTTGCGATTGTCCTGAGTTCTCTTTTTGTTACAAGTTGTAAAGCACAAGTCATTGTCCAAACATGGGTTGACCCATGCGATAATTCAGTCAAGACATACACATTTCCTATTACAGGACCAGGTGTTGTTGTTTTGTATCGCGGCAATGCCAAGCTGTTTACTGCAAAACAAGCGAATAGTGGTGAGTTAATGGCATGGGTATCACAGATAACAGCAACTGTGCCTTGCCCCATCACAACAAACACAGTGGTCACACAAGCCGCGACAACAGCGGCGACCAGTGCGGCAACAGCGGCAGCAAGTAGCGCGGCAACAGCGGCAGCCTCAAGTGCCGCAAGCAGTTCTGCAAGTTCAGCAGCAAGTAGCGCAGCAAGTGGTGCGGCAACGGCGGCAGCGTCTGCTCCAGTTCCTGTTCCTACTGCTCCTCCTCCACCAACACCTGCGGCGCCGGCCCCAGCCCCAGCGCCCGCTCCTGCAGAACCTGCACCTGCTCCTAAAACAGAAGCGGCACCTGCACCTGCGGCAAAATCAGAACCTGCGCCTGAACCTAAAACTGAAGCAAAGACGGAAACAAAAACGGAAAGTAAATCAGAAACGAAAAGTGAGAGCAAGTCGGAAAGCAAGTCAGAAGAAAAGAAATCTGAAAGTAAATCCGAAGAAAAGAAATCTGATGAGAAGAAGTCTGATGACAAGAAAAAAGAAGAGGAAAAGAAAAAAGCACAAGCACGGGTGAATCCCATGATGCTTGCCTCTGATTTAACAACAGGACAACAGGCTGATGGTAGTCTTGCGTCCATTGTGACTGTGGGTGTGTCACAGTCATCGTTAATGGGTGACAAGAGTTATGGTGCAACAGGCATGATTTGGAGCACACTTGACCAAGGAGCAATATCATTAGCATACACTAAGATGAATTTCAAAAAAGGGAAATTGAATTACATTAGTGCATATTCAAGCACAAGTGCCTATTTAAAAGGAACGTTAATGACAATGGTGGGATACACCTGGGTGAAGCCTCATGCGCGTTTTGGTGTGTTTGGTGTTTCAACGGGTGTGATTGGCTTGTTTGTGCCTGAGAAAATTGATAGATATATCACAGACAGTTTGGAAGTATCACAATGGTTGCTAGAGCATAACGTCACAATGAAAACACGCCCTGACACCATTCATGACAAACATACCACATATCATTCCAGCTTTGCAACATCCGCAGTGGCATTTTGGATGCATCCTCCCATTAACATCAATGAGAAAATCACTGTCTCACCACAACTCTTTGTCATGGGGTCACCCATCTCATATAACAGTGTCACAGGTCTTTCAACCAATCAAACATTTGGCACCATGATGGGTACATCGCTTGATTATAAAATCACCAAGCGGTTTGGCATTTCTAGCGCATGGCGTATCATGATGATGCCTGGCACAAAAGCATTAAATAATTTAATGATAGGGTCTCGGATTATGCTCTGAAATGCACGGACAGTGTAGGATTCGACCCCAAAGTTGTTGTATAGCAACAGATTACGTCCCCACTTGACAACAGGTGGGGATTGTTGTATATTTCATACATACACTTACTGGAGATTGTCACGAAATGAACAAGTATTATCAAGAACAATTCATGTACTTGGTAGGACAGTTGTCTCCTGAAAACTTGCATTGTGACGGAGAAATTTCACATGCCGAAGCAAATCGCAAGCACCGGGCGCTCAGAAAGACATGGAGCGCATTGGAAACACAGGTGGGGCGTAAAGTCACTGAATATGAAATTATTGGCAATCATTTTGGGAAAACCTACGCATGATTATCATTCAGTCCCCGGTGCCCCCTGCCATTGCACATATTGGTGATAGAACCATTGTGGTGCCCAGCTGGGTGGAAGTACCTGCAGGCACCACATTGGATATGATTCAGTGGGAACGTCCCATACTGGTGAAATCCGAGGTTGCAAAGCATCATGTAGGCAAGTATATTATACAGGTACATGGGAATGGGCGCGTGACCTGCGATTGCCCAGGGTACACGTTTCGAAAAAAGTGTAAACATTCTGCTCAATTCATTAGGTGACACAATGATTAATACCGATTGGTTCAAAAATATGTTTTTCAAATATGAATATTGTGTGGGGTGCAAGGAACGCACCAAGACGTTGAAAGCAACCCATATTCAATTTAGGAAACATTACATTGAAGGTGTTGGGCAGTTGTGTGATGCATGTTATGACAATCTTTTTCCCCATAGGACAGGAGAATATCGGACATATGAAAACCAATGACCTTAAGAAGGGATGTCGGGTGTTGCTAGAAAACGGGTGGTATGCCACGATTCAGGACAACATAAAGGGGAACACGCGACTCATGACGGTGGAAGGACATGTCACGGAAATGGGAAGTGTGTATAGCCATGACATTGTGCAAGCGGAAGTGAACAACCATTGGGTGACAGTTCAGCATACCCCGAATCAGGTTGAGTTGCGCGAGCGCGTGAGATTGTTTGATTTCTCATGACCTTACGACAATTTCGAAGCATGTGCTTGTTGGCAGGAGTTGCATATTTCTACGCGGGAGCACAGTTTTTCATGAACAACACGTGGAAACAGTTGGTGTTGGGATTCGTTGCAGAAGTGTGTATGCTGGCAGGCGTCATGCTCATTGAACATGCATTTCACTCACAAGGAGAAAAAACA